CAACCGCAGTGCGGGGGAAAGTGCGGTGGGTTCGTGCAGTTGTTGTTCTTCACTTGCGGTGCTTCCCTCCCCGCTTGGGCGCGCCCTTGACCTCGACCTCGACACCCTTGGCCTTGCCACGGTTCTGACCGTACTGCTTGTCGAACTCGTCGGCCTTCGTCTGGGGGTCGGCCTTCGGGTCGAACGGCTTGTTGTTCAGGTCCTCAGTCTTGCGTCGGAACAGAGCCATCGTACTCCCACTTTCCCTTGTCGTTGTTGTCGAACGTGAACTTGTAGACCTGCTTGGACTGGGTGTGGTAGATCGCCAGACCTTCCGGGTTGGGGTGGAAGGGAACGGCGACCGAACCGTTCTTGAGCAGCTCCTGAGCTACAGTGTGGATAGCCTCCTCGGAGAACTCGCCCTCGTACAGCACCGGCACGCGCTCGACCATCACGTCCATGTCGTTGAACCGCGTCCGGAGGAACGTGCCCTCGTGCCTCTTTGTGTTGAACAGCGAGAACACCCGGTAGTTGAGGCCCTTGTACCGCCCCTGGATGCCCTTACCCCACCACTCGCCGAAGTGGTGACCGACACCGAGGGTGTCGAACAGAACCTCGCGGTTCGCCTTGACCCAGGCGGCGAAGTCGAAGTGATCGGTCGTCTTGCCGGGGTAGATCAGTCGGTTCTTGGACTGAGCTCCGACCTGATAGAGGCTGTCGCCACGGACGATCAGCTCGTCGGACGGGATCAGGTCAACGTCCATCAGGGTGACGTCCTCGAAGATGATGGCAGAGTTCGTGCCGTCGATCTTCTCGGTGATGACGATGTCGCGGAACAGGCGAGGCGTCTTGCCCCAGCTACGAAACTCCATGCGCTCTCTCTCCTTGGGTCTGATACTAGACTACCAGATGGCGAAGGGCCGGGTCAACCCCGGCCCTCACCAACCATCAGCCTCGCGTCAGTTCCTGGATGTAGTACTCCTCGTACTCAAGGTGAGGGTCGTGGCCCTCCAAGGTGAAGGACGTGAGCAACGGGGGAAGATCCACACCGTACGACTCAGCGATAACGGACAGCGCATCCCACGCATCCTGCTCGGTGACGAAGTACTTACCCCCGACCACCTCACTGGACTCGACGCCCGTCGTGTCTTCCCAGTTGTTGATGATGATGAACACGCTCACTTGTACTCCTGGATCTCATAGCTACTGCTGGGGATGTTGCGAGCCACGACGTTCTCAAGCAGCTCCATCAGGTACTCGAAGTCCTCTTCGTCCCACCCGATGGGGATGTCTACCTCGATGCCGATCGTGCGCTTCACTTCTTGATCCTTCCGAGGAGGTAGTCCTTGCCGTGCTTGAGGTACATACTACCAGAGTCCTCACCGTCCGGCATCCTCATGCGGATGACCATGGTGTTCGACTGATCGATGTGATCTGACATCGCCCGCCAGAGGTCACCACCAGCCTTGTCGCCGTCCTCGGCCAGGTACACACGACTGAAGTCTTCGAGGACGTTAGCCCAGTGCGGTTCCCAGTTCTCAGCTCCGGGGATCCCGATGGCGGGAACCCCGATCATGTGCCACACGATGGCGTCTAGCTCACCCTCGCAGGCAACAACCCAGTCGTCAGCCCAAGCCAGGGACTGCACGCCGTACAGGTTGACGCCAGAACCCTTCCGCTTCCAGTACTTGGGGTGGTCCGGGATCGTCTTGCAGTCGTGATCCTGCATGCACCTGAAGTTGAAGTTGACCGGACCGGCGTCCGTCAGGTACGGGATTGCCAGGCGTCCAGTCGCAGGCTCGTGACCAGGCAGGGCGTCACGAACGACGCCGAGCCCAGCGCTTTCCGCCCGCTCCAGGCTGATTCCTCGGCCCGCGAGCCAGCCCTCGGCCTCTCCCAGATGGGGAGCGTACGTTTCCCACGCTCTCGCCAGATATTTCCGCTGCTCTTTGGACAGCTTCACTGTACGTCAGCCCCTCGTGTTCCTTGATGACCTGGACTGCGCTGCCTGTCGGACAGTCGTCCGAGGCGTGGCAATTGTAAACCTGGAGCTGGGTGTTGACCGAGCCGCTGGCGTCTGAGTCCTTGTGGAACGGGCACCGGTAGGGCTTCCATCCGTAACCCTCAACCACAGGCTGTCCACCGAATGCTTCCAGGATTGGTCCGATCGGGAAGATCGGGAACTCACCAGAGTTGTTGCCTCTTGCTCTCTGCCTCAATCTTAGCCAACCCCTTCCTTAGAGCGACGGCGTACTCGCCGTCGCCGTACACCACATCGTCGTCACCGTAGTAGACCTCGTCATAGACGCAGGAGTATACGGCCATCAGCTCGTCGTTGCTGAACTCAATCACCTGGCTTCACCTTTCCCACGATCCTGTGCGCTGGAGGATCACGGAGGTAGTCCGCTGCTCGGTCGAATGCTGAAGGATCATCTCGTAGCCGTCCAACCGTAGTGTTGCAAGGGCGGCAGAGTAGTCCCCGGACGAATCCTGTACTGTGATCGTGATCGACGGACAGTCGACGAGACTGACCAGTAGCCGTAGCGCAGATGTAACAACGTCTTCCTTGGGCTTCATATATAGCCCAGTACTGTTCAGGACTGAGGCCGTATCGATCCATGATACCTCTTGCCCAGGCAGCCTCTCGTTGCTCATTCTTCCTCTTCCTCTTGCAGGTCGCGCAGCGAGGACCGGGCCGACTCAGCTTACGCGTCGTCGACCCACAGTCCTTGCAGCTGGGCTGCGGCGTCACCGCCGCACCCTTTAGTGCTTCAGGCACGGATACGGATCCCCGCAGATAGGGCAGCTACCGCTGAGCCCCGGCGGCGGCCACTTGGGCTGAGGTGCGCAGATACAGTTACGGAACCCGCAGGTGGAACACTTCGCCATCAGATCACCTGCTGACACTTGGCGCAGACCATGACGGGGACACCGTCACGCTCCACGGTGATCGGGTAGTGCTCTTCTCCGGGAGGTACAGGGCAACTCATCAGTAGTCCTCCTCGCCTTCCAGGATGCGGTAGGCGTGGTCGATGCCTTGCCAGTTGTCTACTCCCGCCGCCTCAAGGGCGGTGAGGAAGTTGTCACGCTCGACCAGCTGTTCGTAATGCTTGCGATCCACGGCGACCAACAGGTCGCCGATAGGGGTTACGTTGTCCATCAGTCATCCTCCCATGCGTTGATCTTGTCTTCCTTGTCGGTCCAAGGCCCGTCCCTGAAGAGCACCGGCACGTCGACCGGTTGCTCCATCTCTTCGATCAGGCACAGCGCAGGCTGTGCCCTCATCTTGAACGTGCCGTTCTTCGCCATCGGATCCTGGGGACCGAAGCGGTTCTTCACCGTTGCGACGTCCAGAGTTCCAGCGTGAGCGTCACCCCAAAGAGTGAGAATGAGCGTCGGTAGCTGGTTAGCCTTGCCCATGATCGCGGAGCGAGGCGGAGGACTACCAGCCTTCGCTGATTCACTCGTATGATGAACAACGAGAATCGCCGTCTCTTGCTCACGGGCCATGTCCTTCAGCTCGGCCATGAGAGCCCAGTAGTTCTGCTCACCGGCGCCCTCGTAGTTGATGTCCATCATGATGTCGATCACCGTGAGGTGAGGGTACTCGCCCTTCAGTTCGAAGAACGCATCAGCCTCACGTTCCATGTGTTCGAGCGTCGGGCTGGACATGAACGACCAGCGTACAAAGTCCATGTCTTTGAGCGTGTCGTGAGCGAGTTGCTTGTTGGTCATCACCCACAGCTCGGTCTCGTCGGTGGCCGTACCTGTCAGCATCGAGAGGGATCTCGATGCCATGGTGAAGTCGTCCGAGTCGGACGAGTGGTAGAGGGTGGGAACGCCGATGTTCTTCACGGCGTTCAGGGTCATGACCGTCTTCATCGAGCCAGGCGGACCAGCCACCATGGTGATGCTGCCTCGACGAAGGTGCATCTTCTTCTCATCGAAGATCGGCCACGGGGAGGGTAGGGGTTCGCCTGCCGAGACTCCCCGCTTGACGGTTCGTGCGAGTGTCTTCAAACAGCACCCCCAAGGGTCTGGATCAGCCGCGAGGTGGCAGGTTCAAGACCGTAATGGCCACCCTCAACGTCGCCGTGCTGATCACGCCTGCTGAGGTAGTACTTGATCTGGGATGCCATCTCCTCAAGGTCGAGCAGTACTTCGCGCCACTCTTCAGGGGTGGCGGCGACGGCGATCTCACCCCTGCTATCCTCTTCGGCGTAGTACAGAACCCGCATCACTTGCTGCCCTTCGTGTCCTTGAACCGCTTGGCCATCTCGTCGAGTTCCTTTTCCTGCTCCTCGGTCAGAGCCATGGGGGCACCTCCTTAGTGCGTGGACCTGATGGGAATCGAACCCATGTCCATCTGCGTTCCGCGTGCGGCTTTCACAGATGTCGAAACCTTCCAGGCCCTGGGTGGACCTGGCGGCCGTCACCGCCAGGTGTCTACGGAGTCTCCGCAGGATCATGCCAGGTCCACTGTTCAGCTAGCCTTGACGACCTTCATCGAGTGTTCCTTCTTGTTGCCGTTGCGCTTGTCCAGCTTCTTACCGAAGATGTCACCCTCATCGAGAGAGCCAGCCTCGGAGACCGCAGCCTTGAAGGCCTCACGCTCGTTGGCCGAGCCGGTCGCGGTGATCCGCGCCTCGGTCAGGTCGGCAGGCTTGCCCTCCCATTCACCGACGACGTCCTTCAGGTGGATCTCGATCTGGTGGACCGGGTTCAGGCCAGCGCGCTCAGCCTCGTCCTTCGGCACACCCTTCGGCTTGCCGTCAACCCAAAACTTCTGGAGTCCCGGCTTGTTGTTGACCGCGTCCCAGTCGGTGACGATAGCCTCGGTGTCGATCTTGGTGACGACACCCTTGATGAACTCGCCTGCGTTCTTCAGGTTGATGAACTTCGGGCCGTAGTTCTTGCCGCCGCCGAGCAGCTCGTTCAGTGTAGGCACTTAGTTTTCTCCTTGTGTTTGTTGTGATTTCTGGTACTGGCTGGTAACTTACCAGCCTTCGTCGATCACCGGCTTGGTGGCCGGTGCCGCACTTCCATTCTCCCACGGCTTGGGCTTGGCGTCAACCTTGGCTTCCCAGGGTGCAGGGGACTCTTGCCCGTCGACCTCTGTGACGCCACCCAGGCCCTCGTCAAGGCACCGCTGGGCCTGCTCCTCGGTGACGCCCTGCTGGGGCTCACCGCGCTCGGCTACGTCCAGCGTAGCACCCTTCTTGAACCCCTGGGTGAACACGTTGAGGTACACCGCCGAGGCGATGCCGACGTCGTACGCGTCCGCCAGGGACGCGAGCCCCAGCTCTTCGGGCGTAGCCCGCACCTTCACGTTTCCGTACTGCACGGTCGGAAGGGTGATCTCGATCTCAGCCACGCTGGACCTCCGCGTTGTATTCGTAGCCCTCGTTCCAGAAGTACTGCTCGCCCCACTCGTCGAGAAGATCGCCCTTCTCCCGGTCGGACAGCCCGTCCCACTCCTCGTCGGTGTAGCCGTAGTCGCTCAGGTCGACCAGCTCGGTCGAGCTGCACCCCACATAAGGGCCGGTGGCAAACAGCTCCACCTTGTAGGTCTCAGCCATTCTGCATGTCCTCCTCGTCTACGCAATCGTAGCACTCCCACTCGCCAGACTCGGAGTTGAAGTACTGAGTATCCCCGTGGATCTCACACTCAGGTACGTCGTCGTACTTAACGTTCCAGTAGTCGTCGTCCTC